CGCGCGTGGCGCTCACGGAAGTGGAGCGCCAGTTACGGCGCGAGTGGGGTGGGCGCTGGGTGTATCTCTCCTCGCACGGCGAGCGCGCGGGACGCGATGCGGCGATCGTGCAGGCGCTGGAGCATGGGGTGGCAGTCAAGGCGCTCGCGCAGTCGTTGCGTCTGAGCGAGCGGTGGGTGCGGAAGATCGGCCGGCGGGGGGGGGTGCTGTAAGGCGCGGCGGGGCAAGGCAAGGCAAGGCGAGGGCGTTTAGTTAGCGGCCAGCGGCCCACTTCGGCGGGCCGCTCGCTTTTTCATAGCGGAACTTTTTGGGGGTAGAAAGTTCCGAAAATCGCTGGCAGGCTGCGTACCGTGCCCGACATTCCTACCCTAGAGCCGGCCTCGATCACTGCGGGTGACACCATCACCTGGCAGCGGTCATTGCCCGACTATTCAGCCGCTAGCAGCTGGGTGCTCAAGTACCGGCTGATCAACGCCGCCGGCAAGATCGACATTGTATCGACCGCCTCGGGATCCGATCACCTGGTCAGCGTCACGGCCGCCACCTCGGCCGGCTGGGCGGCGGGGACATACAGCTGGCAGGCGTTTGTCGAGAAGGCGACCGAGCGTTATACCGTCGGCAACGGCACGATGGTCGTTGGCCGCAACCTGGCGGCTGAGGCGGCTGGATTCGAGACGCGCACGACGGCCAAGCAGATTCTTGACCAGCTCGAGGCCGCCTACAAGGACTACTGCACCAACGGCCAGGGCCTGGTGCAGCGCTATACCATCGCCGAGCGCGAGATGTGGTTCAAGTCTGCGGCCGACTTCATCAAGGCGATTGAATACTGGCGCAACCAGGCCAGCGTGCAGGCTGCCACCGAGGCGGTGGCGCTGGGGTTAGGGAACCCGCGGCACTTGTACGTGCGATTTGCGCGATGAACCTGTTCGCCGGCTTGCGCGCGAGAATTGCCCGCTGGATCGCGCCGCGGGTCGGTGGCACTGTGCACACGCGCTCGTATAACTCGGCCAAGGGCGGGCGCCTTACTGCCGCGTGGAGTTCGCCTACCAGCTCGGCGGATGCGGAATTGGTGGGCGGTCTGCAGCAGCTGCGCAACCGATCGCGCGCGCTGATCCGCGACGCAGCCTACGCCAAGCGGGCGCGCACGATCGTGTGCAATAACGTGATCGGTTCCGGTATCGGCCTGCAAGCGCAAGTGAAGTCACCGCGCGGCATTCCGAACGCGAAGATCAACGAGGCAATCGAAGAAGCCTGGGCCGAGTGGTCGCGCCCGGCGCATTGCCACACCGGCGGCCGGTTGCATCTGGCCGATATCGAGCGCCTGGCAATGGGGCAGATATTCGAGGCTGGGGAGATCTTCCTCCGCCTGCACCCCATTGCGCTGGACGGCAGCGCGGTGCCGCTCGCGATCGAGGTGATCGAGTCGGAGCGACTGGCCGATCACTACAGCATCGCCCGCGCGCAGAGTGGGAACGAGGTCCGCATGGGCGTCGAGGTCGACGGCTATCAGCGCCCGGTCGCGTATTGGATCCATGCGACGCACCCCGGCGACACCTTCGCCGGGTCGATGCAGCGCGATAGCTTAGTTCGCGTGCCAGCCGATCAGATCATGCACCTGTATGTCGTGGATCGCTGGCCGCAATCGCGCGGGGAGCCATGGCTGCACGCGGTCGCGCGCAAGCTCAACGACATGGACGGCTACAGCGAGGCCGAGATTGTCGCGGCGCGCGGTGCGGCGGCGTACATGGCCTTCATCAAGACGCCGGACGCTACGCCAATCCCAGGCGATGTGGCGCCACCGAATGCGCAAAAGCAGATCGTGCTCGACGCCGGGCTGGTGGAGCAACTCCCGCCCGGTTACGACATCGTCATGAACAATCCGAACCGGCCCAATCCCAACATGGACCCGTTCATGCGGATGATGCTGCGCGAGGTCTCGGCGGGCGTTGGCGTGAGCTACGAAAGCCTGTCGCGCGACTACAGCCAGAGCAACTACAGCAGCTCGCGCCTGGCGCTGCTCGATGACCGCGATCTGTGGCGCGTGCTGCAAGGCTGGTTTATCCGCAGCTTTCGCGTTGAACTTCACCGCAAGTGGATGACCGCGGCGGTGCTCTCCTCCGCGATCCCAGGGCTCAGTGCGGAGGAATACGGCGCGGCGATGCCACGCTATCAGGCCGTGCGATTCAAGCCGCGCGGCTGGGGCTGGGTCGACCCAACGAAGGAAGTCGAAGCCTACAAGCAGGCCGTGCGCTGCGGATTCACGACCGTTTCCGATGTGATCTCGCAGACCGGCGGAGGGCAGGACATCGAGGACGTGCTCGAGCAGCGCGAGCGCGAGCTCGAAATGATGGCGGAGAAAGACTTGCAGTTCGACACCGATCCCGCGATCGACGCGGACCCACCAGCACCCAGCGCACCGGCCCCCGCCGCCGAGGATGGTGACCGGCCCGCCGGTGCGCGCGTGGTGCCTATCAGGAGCGAGCACGCATGAAACTCACACCGATGGAACGCTCGCTTGAACTGCGTGCGGACGCCTATGACAAGGCCAAGCGCGTGGTGCGGCTTTCCGTATCCTCCGAGGAGCCCGTAGATCGCTGGTTCGGGACCGAGGTCTTGGACCACCAGCCCGGCTCGGTGCGGCTCAAGCGATTCAATGACGGGGCCAGTGTGTTGTTCAACCACGGCCAGGATGATCTTATCGGCGTTGTTCAAAAGGCGTGGATCGAGGACAAGCGCCTGCAGGCAGACATCCGTCTGGCCAAGACCGCGCGCGGGGACGAAATTGCGGGACTGATCGAGGACGGCATCCTACGCAGTGTGAGTGTGGGATATCGCATTCACGAAATCCTCGAAAACGTCAAGACGCAAGAATACCGGGCGGTCGATTGGGAGCCCTACGAACTGTCGATCGTGACGGTGCCAGCCGATGCGTCGGTCGGCATCGGACGCACTATCGAGGCCGATGAGCGCGAGGTGCTCGTGCGGTCTGTCGAAGTTTCATCCCCGCCGAAAGGCAATTTTGAAAGGAGTAGCACCATGACCACCAAGGTCGAGCCCTCCGCCCCGGCGGGCGCAAGCGCCGAAGGCAGCCAGCCGGAAGGCGTGAAAATGTCGCCGGTCGAGCACGAGAACAAGCGCAAATCCGCGATTCAGAATCTGTGCCGCGCGAACAAGATCGACGAGCGCAGCGAGCGCGGGTGGATCGAGTCGGGTGCCGATCTGCACGAGGTGTCGGAAGGCATCCTGCAGGTCATGGTGGAGCGCGGCAAGGACAACACCAGCTCGCTGGCGACGCTGGGGCTGACCAAACGCGAGACGCAGCGCTATTCGTTGATGGCCGCGCTGCGGGCATCGGCGAACAAGAACTGGGCCAAGGCCGGCTTCGAGCTCGCCTGCAACAAGGCCGTCAGCGAGCGCATGCACCGCCTGCCCCGCTCGGAGACGAGCTTTTTCGTGCCGCTGGACGTGCTGATCTCCGACATGAACGGCAAGCGCGACATGACCGTGGCGGGCGTCTCGGGGTCGAACTACCTGATGAGCACCGACAATATGCCCGGGTCGTTCATCGACTTGCTGCGCAACACCTCGGTTGCACTGCGGATGGGCGTAACGAGAATGTCGGGACTGGTCGGCAACGTGACAATTCCGAAAATGACGGCGGGCAACACAGCCTATTGGCTGGCCGACGAGACTACGCAGATCACCGAGAGTCAGCCCACCATCGGGCAATTGGCTCTGGCCCCGAAAAACGTGGCGGCGCTCACGGAACTGTCGCACCAGCTGATGCAGCAGTCCAGTCCAGACGCCGAGAGCCTGGTCCTGAGCTCGATCGCGCGGGACATCGCGCTGGCGGTCGATGTTGGCGTGCTGCGCGGGTCCGGTAATTCAGGCCAACCAACGGGCATCGCCACCACCGGTAGCATCGGCGCCTTTACCGGCACCTCGCTGGCTGCGGCCGGCTTGCTCGACGCCCAGGCCGACGTCGCGGCATCCAACGCACTGATGCCGGGCTGCGGCTACGTCACAACCCCCGCGGTCGCGGCGCTGCTGATGGCGCGTCCAGAACTGCCCAGCACGGGCACGACGCGCATGTGGAAGGGCAACATGGCGGAGGGGTCGATCTTCGACATGCCGGCGATGAGTTCGGCGCAAATGTCGACCGCTACCATGCTGTTCGGCTGGTGGCCCTCGGTGATTCTCGCCGAATGGGGTGTGCTCGAGCTGATGACCAATCCGTTCAGCGACTTCACCCGTGGGCTGACTGCCGTTCGCGGCTGGTACACCTGCGATGTGGGCGTGCGCTACCCGGGCGGATGGTCCTACAGCTCCTCGATCACCTAAGCAGGGCCGGCGGTGCAGATCAAAGTATTGCGCGCTTTCTGGCACGGCGGAAAGCGCTACGACCCTGGGTTGATCATGGCGCTGGACGACGCGGTTGCCAGCGGTCTGATCACCACGTGCAAGGCCGAGCGGGTGGGTGCTGCTGCGCCCGCCCCATCGGGCCCGTTGACCACAGAGAGCGCGCCCGGAATTGTGCGGGGAAAGGCGCGCGCAGGAGGGAAAGATGCTGACCAATGATGCGTACGCCATCACGCCGACCGAGGCACTGCGCTCGACGTCGTTTTCGGCGGGCGCCAATAACGGCCCGTGGATCCCGGTTGCCAAGCTCGAGGGTATTCTGGTGTTCGGCTACAACGTCGGGGCCATCACCGGCAGCGTGATCTACAGCCTGGAGGATGCGACCGACGGATCAGGCACCGGCGCCGCGGCGCTCTCGCCGGCGGTGGCCAGTGCGAGCATCAGCACCGCCGGCACCACCGGCGCGCTGCGGGTGGATAAGCGCAAGATCCGATCCCATGTCCGCCTGGTGGCCACTGTCACTACGGGCCCGGGCCTCCTCGCTGGCATCCTCATCGCGCGCGACAAAATGTCGCCGACTAACGCAACGTGAGGTGATGTGCCATTCGTAGAATCGCTCGCCGCGATGTTCGCCGATTTTGGGCGCGTCGCGGTGCGCGGCGCCGATACCGCGCGCGTGCTGCTCGACGCGCCAACGCGATCGGTACTCGATGGGATGGCGCTGTCCGAGGATTATGCCATTACCCTTCCCACGAGCGCGCTGCCGAATCTGGCACGCGATGAGGCGCTCACGGTGGATGGCGCGAGCTATGTGGTGCGAGAGGTCTCGCAGATCAGCGACGGCGCTCTGAAGC